TTCCTGTCGTTGTACACCTATTAATGCCAGCATCTGTGGAATAACAGCCCCTATGGACTGGACAACATTTCCTGCCCAGTTCAGCCATTCTCCCGCAGCTCCTCCGACAGCTTGACCTATACTGCCCATTGCACTGCCCACCGCTCCCATACTTTCAACCATATCCTGATTCTTCTGATATGCTTTGTCAACAGCTTCGTTCCATTGTTCAAAACCGGACTTCTTAGGTTCCAACTTCGGCATATCAAATTCAGGGAGTTTCATTTTCTTGATGTAGTCATGTGTTAGTATGTCCGGCTGCTGCTTGGGATGTTTGTTATTCTCTTCATTCTGAAAATCTTCCGCCATTTTTCCAAGCGTACGTCCGGCATCGGAAGCAGGAACCACACCTACATTAATCTCACCATAAGTACTCTTAAAAGCCTCCTTCTCAATCCATATTTTTACGCCTTCGATTTGACTCTTCAACCTGTCAATCTTAACCTGTAACTCTATGGAGGCTTGTCCGACAGGATTAGCGGACAGTTCTTTTTCATATTTAGACAGTTCAGTTTTCATGACATCAATACTGCCACTTATAAAAGCCGGGTCGCCTCCGATACCCATCGCTTTTTCTTTAGCCTTTTTAAGGGTCTCTAGCTGATTGATCTGAACCTGTATGTTACGGCCCTCCTCGTCCGATGCCGTTTGTTGCGCGGCTTGGAGCTCTTCTATTTTCTTCTTGATATCAGACAGAGTAAGAGACTCTTGCTTTAGGTTGTCATTTTTCTTATCCCCTTCTCCCTTCACCGTTTTCAGAGAAACTTTAGGTTCAGGAATAGTTTTGCCGAATACAGAAACAATGCGGTTATATTCTTTCTCATAGTCAGCCCTTGCCTGTTTGATTCCATTAACATACGTCATGACCGGATTAGTTGTATTAACTTCCCCCGCTTGTCCATACACTTCTATTACATCCAGTTTCTTAATAAATTTCGCCCACCGTTCAGGTATTTCCTTCTCGCCTTTACGAATGCTGTTAGCTATGCCATCAAATACTCGTGCACCGGTTTCCTCACCAAACTTTTGAGTGAGCACGCTACGCATTTTAGTCAGCATCTCGCTTTCTTTACCGGCTAATGAGTCCCCCGCAGAAGTTAATGCTTTTTCCCCGGCACGAGCTCGTGCTGTATTGATGATCGCTTCAGACAGCAAATCATACGCCTTGCGCGCATTATCTACCTTAATCTCTTCAATGCCCAATCGTTGCAAGTAATCGCCATAGGTTTCCTGTATCCGATCACGGGCACGTTTCCATTCATCCGTTCCCTCCTTCGCATTCAACAACGGAGCGAATAGCGCATCCAGTTTCAGACGTTCCGTCGTGACTTCTTTCTGCATGCCAGACATTGCCTCATTTAACTTGTTCTGAGCCTTCTCCGCTTCACTGCTGCGTGTGGCTATTTTATAAATGGCAGCGCCCAAAGCAACGGCAGCGACAGCGGCAAGCACATACGGACTGGCTGCGATTGCTATATTCATCAACTTTGTGGCACCTGTGGTGGAGACTATTGCCGCACGGGCAGCAAGCACCTGCATCTGGTATACATAGAGGGCGCGCTTGCCCAGGTTCACAGCCCCGTTATAAGATAATTGGACTACAGTGGCAACTTTACCGGCTATTCCGACTTTGTTCAGCGCTCCAATGACTTCCCTAGCACTAACGAACATTGACATGAGCAACAGGGAGTTTTCACTTAATACAGCCGCGTAGGCAGAGAATCCTCCCAGCGTATTGGAGATACTGATTTTCAGGTCGTCTACCTTCGCGCGCATCACTTCCAGCTTGTGCGCATTGGTTTCCGTCCGTATAGCCGCCTGTTCCTGCGCAACGTTGGTTCCGGTCAGTTTATGAGTCATTTCATCAACAGCTGTTGCATTCTGAATCAGATACTGGGCGGCGGCAATATTCTCCATACCGAAAAGTTTACTCAAATAAGCGGCATCCGTCAACTTCGGTTTAAGGGCATCTAGGGCGGAAGAAAGGGATGTTTTGCTCAGGTCAACCCCCAATTCCGTATTCAATTTCAGGATGATGTTTCTCAAGGCGGTTCCGGCTTCGCTGCCTTTCAGGTTGGCTTTGGACAGTACTTCAAGCGCTCCTGCACTCTGCTCCACTGTCAGGCCCATGGCGGAAGCGGCTGAACCTACTACCTTAAAGCTTTGTGAAAGCTCCCCGATTTCGGCCGCCCCATATTTACTTCCCGCCGCCAGCACATTGATAACCCGTTCCGCCTCATTGGCCGATAATCCGAACTGGTTGATCGTACCTGCCAGAGATGTGGCGGCTGCATCAATGGTCATTCCTGAGGCTTGCGCCAACGTCACGCTCTTTGCCTGCAAGTTGTTCAAACCGGACATACCGATTGTGGCAACATCTATCTGGCTGGCAAGAATCGAATATGCACGGGCGGCCGTATCAGCTCCGAGACCGGAATCTTTTCCGAGTTTACGGGCATTCTCCCTCAGTGCTTCAAGGTCATCACCAAGAATACCGGTAATAGAACTAAGGTCAGCCATAGACTGTCCGAAGGACATACCTCCTTGAGACAATTCACTAAAACTACTGCTAAGGCGTTCCGTCACTCCAAGCAAAGCGTTGACGTCAGGCATTTTCAATTTGCTGCAGAGACTTCCGAACCGGGCGGTTGTCGAACACACTGACTTCGCCGATTTATCAACGCCATCAAACATTTTTCTAACGTTGGCCAATGCACCTGAAATATTATTTTTCAGGTTCAAAACGATGTCAAATGAAACTTTTTCCATATATTTGCGTAGTTAAAGTAATGAGCCTATGACTTTTATCGGATTCTTATTAGTTGTATTCTTCGGAGGTGGAGCGTTGCTATTGCTTTTCCATAGGGAAAAGTGTGAATTAACCGAGAAGGATATCGACGAGCTCATCCACGAACTGGAAGAAGAGAAGAAAAACCTCAAGCCCCATTCCACAGAGCCTTGATTTCGTCAAACCTTTCCTGTGTACTGGGCTCTTCCTCCGCTTCCTTTGCAGGCTGTACATCCCAGGAGAACCGGCATACGTCAGTCAATTCCAGCCCTTTCTTACTGTAAGGTTTCAATATACTGCAAGCCAGAAAACGTGACTGTTTCCACTGTCTGCGTTCCGCATACGTTTCTTTTTGTTGCCAGGCTTCAAAGACGGCTGTAAACTCTAATGGGGTGAGACGGCAGAAATCATTCAGACACATCCCGACACACCCCATAGCCAGTCCTAACAGAGATTCGATTGTTACACTTTCGTCCCCTTCTTTTTTTTTGCCCCGTTTTCTTCCATAGCCATTCCATTCTGAAAAGAGGTGAAATCGTCCAGGTTGATACCGTCAGCAAACTGCTCGAAGGTCAATTGGAAATCCACCTTATCAGCACGGCAAGCACTACGTACACAACAATACATGAACATTGTCAACTGTTCTATGTCAGCACCGATCTCATTTACATCCTTACCCGTTTCATGTTTGAAGTCGATCATTGCCCCCATTGTAACACGGGAGGGATATTCTTTCGCGCAAATGATTACTTTATTCATTGTAAGATTCAACTATTAGAAATGACACACTATCCTTGCGGAGCCACTGTTTTAGTGGCTACCGGACCGGAGTTTTCCAAAGAGATAGTATAGGTAGAGTCGTCATCCGAAGGAGATGTCTCTTCCAGGCTTGTGATAAGGAATTTTCCTTCACGGTATTTCGTCTTTTCCTCTCCACGTAGCGCATAACGTACCGTTACGGGCTCACTCTTTTCCCAAAGTTCCAGTAATTTGTCATACCCCATCTCATCTCCGTAGAACCGGAATCCTTCCGAACTGATTTCGACGGACAGACCGCTCACTGATTTTTCCTTCCACTTGCCGGCATTAGCCGCTTTTGCCTTTTCCGCCAAAGTCGGCTTTACTGCACGCTCTTTGGTTTCTGCCTTATTACTGACGGTACAAGTCTTTGAATGCCCCAGTGGGGAAAAAGCATCTTCGACCATTAATCCGACAAGCATGTCACTACCATGCACATATCCTAGTTCTGCCATAAAATTTATATTATTTAAATTCATTTCAATCGCCGTTTGATCACTATTAGAACAAGTACAGCAACAGCTATCCGTCCTGTCCATATCTGGAACCACTGCCATCCGGTCGGTTCCTTCACAATCTGCGGAGGAGGTTCTTCCACTTCCTCACCGGTCTCGTTGCGGATGCGTGCCAGTTCTTCACGAAGGAAGATTACTTCACGTGCCAGGCTGTCGCAAGTGGCACTTACCTCTACTGAATCTTCCGATACCCGCGTCACGTTGACGGTTGCCTGTCCGCTTCGGGTACTAAAGCCTGTCCCTACTGGTATCGATTTCAGTGTCTCTGCCGGAAACACCGTTTTTGCAATACTCGGAGGTACCGGCTGCTGTATCAGAGCGAATCCTCTTGCGCTGTACAGGCTGTCTAGGGAGATAGTTCTCTCCAGTCTTTTCGGGCTTTTGCAACTCATCACGCACAGGGCAGTTAGTAGCAAAACGGCAACTGTTGGACTTTTCAACAGCCCGGCGAAGTTTTCCGAGTTCTTTTCGAATCGCATTTATTTCTTGCTTTAAAGGTTCCACAATTTCATCCATCAGGATTTGCATCGCTTTCTGAACGTTGTCCAGTTCGCTGCCACGAGTGTTCACCTGCGCATCACGGACTTCCGCCTTCAGCTTCTCCACCTCCTGAATGTATTTCCGTCTGTCGGTATACATCCTGAATCCTCCGTAGGTGATGATAACCGTAAGGATACCACAGACCAGCTTCATGTATTCAAGTGTATCCATCTTATTCCTCCTTAACTTAGAGTAGGTCCCATCCTGCCTGTACGTCTTCCATCACTGCCGGAGTGCCGTTTTCCACTTGTGACATGGCAGCTGCAAAGACACACATGGTTCCCCTGTCGTTCACATCAGGAACATAATTGGAAGGTACCTGCATTTCCCTGCATACCCGGCTGATATAGCCCGAGGTATTGTTTTCTACAGATGGTGCCCAGCGGTTGATGAAGTCCGATATCGTGCGGCATCCGTTCAATTTCCGATAGTTCTGCAATAGCTTGATCATGGCACGGTAACCGTAAGCCATCGTCTTGAATTGTTTAAAACTACGGTCGGTAGAGGGAACAATCTCCCCTTGCCACACGGTCTTACTGTTCCGGATGTTACCGGGATTATTATTTCTCAGTCCCCTTGTCATCATCTTCCTGTTCAGCTTCAGGTTTCTCAGCTTCAGTCTTTGCTGTTTCTGTCTCTGCTTCCTTAGTTTCTTTCGGCTCTTTGGGAGTTTCCACTTTCTTGATCTTAGCAAGTTCGCGACTTACCAGATCATCAGCGCGTTCCTTGTCTACTTCCAGCTCTGTTCCTGTCGGATACATGGTCTTGTGGTCGAACTTGTCCTGAAACTCCTCCAGGACAATCACCATTACTTTTTCTTTCTTTGCCATCGTCCGTTCTCCTTATCCTTCAACAGTTGGTTTGAACTCACCGTCAGTACGCCAGTCGAGTGCGATAAATTCCTCACCGAAGCCAATTTGCGTATCTGCCTTCATCAGCATCTTAAAGAAATAAAGCTCGCTGGCATTCGCCCATTTGTCAATTTGAATCACGTTTTCGTCGTTCTGCAGATTGACGGCGGCGAACAGATTGCCATTCATGCCACTGTCACAAATGGTGGCTACCATCAAGCCTTCCGGCCATTGCGTCAACACTTCAAACGGAATGCCCTTGTAACGTTCCTGATTGATATCCGTAGGAGCCGCACCTTTATTTGCAAGTTGCGTCAGTTCGTCATCATACGTGTCAAAGTCCGTCACGCTCATCAGAATGCGCAGGTTGGGATTATTGCGCATGGTCACCGGAATCACTGTACGCAGTTCTTTAAGACGTTGCAGCATCGTAGTTCCTACACTTTTTACCTTCACGATATCCGCATCTTTGGCAGCCTGTGTCAGGATACCGTCCATCAGGAGCGCATCGTCCGAACCGTCTTCGTATGTACCATTAATGTATTGGTAACCCAGTTCGTGTCCTACCTGTTTCAGCAGTTCCTGTAACAGGGTATTCTGCACATTGCCGGGCAACTGGCGGAACACCAAGTCTCCCGAAGGCTGGAACGGACGCCAGATATGTTCGAACGCGCGGGGATTGAAGAGCGTAAATGCCATCATATCCTTAGGTGTCAGTTTCTTTTCACTATAAGCAAAGTCCCCCTTACTGTCAGCTTTCGTAGGGTCTTCCTTTCGTTTTTGCAACATCTTTCCCGCCTTAACGCGTGGAATGCTGATTGCGCTGTTCACTCCGGGGATAACCATAATCAGTCCCCTGCTGACCAACTCATTGCCCGTAGTGGCAAGGGTCAGTACATTTTCCAGCACTTCGCCGGAATAGTTGGTAGTATTCAATCCTTGAATTGCCATTGTCCTTGTAAGTTATTAGTTGTTAGTATTTAACCTTTTGTCTCCCACGTATTTGCGGGGCACTGCCGGCACTGCGTACGCTGCTCCCGACATTCTTGCCAAAGTAGGACGAACCGCCCAATTTGGCATTCTTTGGATTTTTAATCGGTATCATATCTTTGCGTATTACAGGTTATTTCCGGATGTTCTCACGTATTTCCTTCTGACGTTTTTCCCAAGGACTTTCACCGGCTTGCGGTCCCTGGTTCTCAAACTTGTCTTTCAGCAGTTTCTTAGGCTTCATAGCCTTTAGTGCAGTCAAACCGTTTTTGAAATCAGCCTTCAGAAGGTTCTTATAGGTATCTTTCTGATCGGCACCAATGCGCCCGTCTGTTACAGCATCCGTTACGGCTGTCTCGATCCGTTCCTCTTCCTGCCGGCTGAGTTGTTCTTTCAGTTCACCGTTCTCCTTTTCCAGGTCATCGGCCTTGTCCGCTTTTTGGGCAGTATCGCCAAGCATGGACATCACTGCCGCTTCGTCCGCGCAGTTAGCAAAGCGGGGAATCTTTTTAAAGTCTTCCAATTTCATTTTATCAGGGTTTTGTGGCTGTTGCTCCAGCTCCAGCCGGTTAGTAAATATGCGGTATATGTCATCCGTGGTACTCTCTTCGGGTACAGCTTCCACATCGTAGATAGCGTCAATGAGTCCGAGGGAGAGGGCTTCGTCCGCCTTCAGCCAGTGGTCGGTACCATCGAAATAGGCGTTTTTCACTTCTTCCTTATCCCTGCCGCAACGTCCGGCAATAATTTCGGCAATGGTATCCTCTAGGCTTTCGATAGTAGAGATCATGTCCTGAAGATCCTTTTTGTTACCGTAACACCCACCACTGACATTATGCAGCATCATGCGGGAATAACGGCTCATTTCCACCCGTTTTCCGCACAGGGCAATGACTCCCGCAATGCTGGCGGCAATACCGTCTATGTAGATAGTGACGTTACTCTTGCATTGCCGGATAGCGTTGAAAATGGCTATACCGGGATAAACATCACCGCCAATGGAATTGATCCGGATATTCAGGTTCTCATAACTGCCGTCCATGTACATCACTTCGTTCACGATGTCACGGCTGGCTATCTTGCCGTCACCGCCTTCGTCACTGATTTCTCCGTAGAGCAGCAGACTGGCAGTCTTTTCATTCAGTATGGATTTAAAAAGAATCATATTTCAGCATTTAGGATATAGTGCCGGCAGCGATGCAATGTGCGTCTCCGGCTTTGAATCTGTCACAAACTTATAGTGACAGGGGCAACCGTACAAAAAAGTGTGTAACGCTTGCGGGCAAGTATGCAGGCGCTGTGGCATTGTCTGTAACCTCTTTGCGCTTTTTTCCTGTTCACCTCCGGGATAATGACCTTTGTGTAAATTCTAACGACTTATCATCATGGCAGATTTGACCACACAACAGAAAAAGGGTTATGCCCGCACATTATATCTGAAAGATAACCTGACACAACAGGAGATCGCGGACAAAGTAGGTGTATCACGCAACACCATCAACCGCTGGATAGCAGCGGAGAAATGGGAGGAAATGAAAGTAGGCATGACACTTACCCGAGAACAGCAGGTTGCCAGCCTGCACCGGCAAGTAGCGGAGATCAACCGTGTGATCAGTGAGCGTGAAGAGGGAAAGCGTTATGCCAATGCCGCCGAAGCCGACACACTGAACAAGTTGGCGACAGCTATTAAGAAGATGGAAACAGATGTAGGTGTTGCCGACATTATCAGTGTAGGTATGAAATTCATCAACTGGCTGCGACCGTTCGATCTGGATAAGAGCAAGGAGTTTCTTCGATTGTGGGACGCTTTTATAAAGGATAGTTTATGACACAGACGCAAAAAGACCGTGATGCGCTTAGGGAATGGGCAGTCTTCTATGAATCCGGACTTCGCCGCCAAAATTCCGACGTCAATCTGACGCAGGCGCAGATTGCCAAGGACCGTGCCCGTCTGGAAGCTGATCCGATAGAATGGATCAGCTTCTTTTTCCCCGAGTACTGCAAGTTTGAATTTGCAGAGTTCCAGATAAAGGCTATCCGACGTTGCATCAAACACGAGGAATGGTTCGAAGTATTGTCATGGGCACGGGGACTGGCGAAAAGTACGACGGTGATGTTTATCGTCATGTACCTTGCGCTTACGAAAAAGAAGTGCAACGTGATGATGGCTTCCGCCACACAGGACAGTGCTGTCCGGTTGCTCGATCCTTATAAGAAACAGTTTGAAGAGAATGCCCTGATACGTGCTTATTATGGTGTGCAGGTGAATCTCGGCAACTGGTGTGCCGAGGAGTTTGTCACCAAATGCGGTTGTTCATTCCGTGCTGTCGGTGCCGGAAACGCTCCTCGTGGCAGCCGCAACGGCGCTGTCCGTCCGGATGTGCTGCTGGTAGATGACTTCGATACGGATGAAGGCTGCCGGAATCCGGACACGATAGACAAGAACTGGACATGGTGGGAAAAAGCACTGTACGGGACACGTGACACGGCGGTAAAAACACTGATTGTTTTCTGTGGAAATATCATTGCCCGTGACTGCTGCGTGGTACGTGCCGGACACATGGCTGATCATTGGGACGTAGTGAACATCCGTGATGAAAAAGGATACAGTACCTGGCCGTCTAAAAATACAGAAGAAAGTATTGATATCGCTCTGTCTAAAATCAGTACTGCCGCCCAGCAGACGGAATACTTCAACAACCCGGTAACAGAAGGCGAAGTATTTAAGGAGATCACTTACGGCAAAGTACCTGACCTCAAGAAGTTCCAGTTCCTGGTCATTTACGGCGACCCGGCACCCGGCGAGAACAAGAGCAAGAACAGCAGTACGAAAAGCTGTATCCTGATGGGGATGATCGGTCCGAAACTCTATATCATCAAGCCCTGCCTAGACCGCGGGCTGAATGCGGAGTTCATCGACTGGTATGTACAGCTGCTGGAGTATGTAGGCGGCAAGGTGCCTGTGTATTGCTACATGGAGAACAATAAACTGCAGGACCCTTTCTTCCAGCAGGTATTCAAGCCTTTGGTGGGTAAGGTACGCCGTGAAAGGAATATCCAATTATACATCCAGCCCGACGAAGCAAGAAAGACCGACAAGGCTACCCGTATCGAAGCCAACCTGGAACCTTTAAACCGGGAAGGAAACCTTATCCTCAACGAAGCTGAAAGAAACAACCCGCACATGAAACGTCTGGACGACCAGTTCAGACTGTTCACCCTGCGGCTGAAATTTCCCGCCGACGGTCCCGACTGCGTGGAAGGCGGTTACTGCATCATCAAAAAGAAGATTCAACAACTGGTACCGGTGACTGTGATACATCGTAATGACCGCCGGAACCCCAAACGATTATAGCCATGAGTAAATTTATAACTCCGCAAGATTACGATGCCAGCATCCATCGCGAAATACTGGATGCCCTGACCCGTAATGATAACGCCATCATTGAGATATGCGAGGACCGCGCCATTTCTGAAATGCGCGGATATCTCAGTACACGATATGACGCTGACGCCATATTCAAGACCGAAGGCGCGGCCCGCAATGAGCTTGTACTGATGATGGCGGTAGATATCGCTGTATATCACTTGTTCAGTATCCACAACCCTCAAAAAATGTCGCAGATACGCAAGGATCGCTACGATCGTGCAATGGAATGGCTGAAACAGGTGGCAACATTTAAAATAACGATAGACGGCGCACCGAAGCTCTCGGAAGAAGAGCAGAAAAAGAACAGCCCCTGGCTGATGAGTAGTAACCCTAAACGTACCAATCATTTATGAATATATTAGACAGGTTTCCGGTATTCCGGAACAAAGCCGCAAAAAGTAAACGCATCACCGAAGGGAGTAACGTAACCCGTCCCGGAGCAACAGTGATACTGACACAGCCACAACGTTTCGGAATAGGTCTGGGGGACTATATGCAGGCTATCCGCAGTGCTGAAAACGTAGATTTCACACGACGTGTCAGGCTGTATGACATCTATAGCGAAAGCCTGATGGACCCGCATCTGTTCAGCGTGGTACAAAAACGGAAAAGCGGAGTACTAAGCAGGAAGATTGAATTTCGCCGTAACGGCATACCTGATGATAAAGTGAACGAGCAGATATCATCACCCTGGTTCCTCCGATTTATCAGTGACGCACTGGATGCGGAATACTGGGGATTTACGCTCGTTCAGTTCTATATCAATACCAAAGGCTGGATAGATTATTATCTGGCACCACGCAAACACATAGATCCAGTGTTGCGCATCATCAAAACACGGCAAGAAGACATCAACGGTGAAAGTTTTGATAATTATGGAGACCTGCTGATGATACGGGGCAAAGAACCGCTGGGGATTCTAGCGCGTACAGCTCCATACGTTATCTATAAGCGTGGAACTATTGGTGACTGGGCGCAATTCTCCGAGATATTCGGCATGCCGGTACGTAAATATACATACGATGCGGCGGACCCGGAAGCTTTGCACAATGCAATGGAAGCTGCACGGGAACAAGGCGGAGGAATGGATTTCTTTTGTCCGGAAGGATCTAACCTGGAATTTGTGGAAACAGGAAACACAACAGGCAGCAGTGAACTGTACAGCAGTCTCGTGGAACGCTGTAATGCTGAAATGAGCAAGGCTGTACTTGGCAATACTCTTACCACCGAAGCCAGTGAGACAGGCACACAGGCACTGGGTACCGTGCATCAGGACATAGAGCAGGAACTGGAAGAGCAGGATGCCCTTTCCATCCTGAACCTGCTGAATTATGATATGACAGACATATTTGCATTTCTGGGAGTGAATACTAAAGGAGGTGAGTTCGTTTATGTGGAGGACGCGGACATGGAGCAGGTAAAGACCCGTGCCGAATTGCTGGAGAAAGCTGTAACGGTGTTCGACCTACCCCTGGATGATGACTACCTGTATGAGCAACTGAACGTAGAAAAGCCCGATAATTATGAGCAGTTGAAAGCGGAAATGGAAGAAAAGAAAAAGGTGAATAACCCGTTCGCACAGATCATACAGCCACAGAACCGGTCTACCCGTTTTTTCGGAAAAGCCCCGGACAGGGACGGGGCTTCAGACTGGTAATGAATGATCTGTATCGGGATGCCACTGATGAAGATGTAGCCTCTGCTTTTATTTTCGATAATAAAGCCCTGCAACGTGCCCTGAAGCATATATACGAAAAGGACTTTCAACCCATGACAGAGATAGAGGAAAGCCTGTTCAATGAGACTTTCCGCATTTTTACCGAAGCCACCGATGAAGGTATCAGTGAATCCGGAACAGAACTTCCTGTGGAGTTCCGGCAGAAAATAGACTGGGGCAATGCTGTATTCTCCGCTTTCAAAGTGCACCGTATGCAAAACGATATCGCCACACGGCTCTTCGATTCGAATGGTGATCTAAAACCGTTCGAACAGTGGAGAAACGATGTACACCCGATGCTGGATCATCATGTAAAACATTGGCTGCGGACAGAATATGACACTGCTGTCATACGTTCACACCAGGCAGCGGACTGGCAGCGCTTTGAACAATACGCTGATATCCTGCCGAATCTGGAATGGATGCCCAGCACCAGTATAAATCCCGGAGCCGACCATAAAGGTTTTTGGGGAACTATCCTGCCGATAAATCACCCGTTTTGGAATGTTCATCGACCGGGAGACCGCTGGAATTGCAAATGTTCACTGGCTGCTACGGATGAACCGTCCACGGAAACTCCTCATGGGGACAATGATCCGAAAGACCAGCCTGCACCGGGACTGGATAATAATCCCGGAAAAGACGGAAGACTGTTCAGCGATACGCATCCGTACGTAACGAATGCCTATGAGGGAGCGAAAGAAGCAGTGAAAACCTTTTTGACGGAAAGATTTATTTAAGATACAAATGGATATTCAGGAATTTAACCGTAGGATTCTGCAAAAACAGGAACAGCTTAAGGATCTCGTACGACGAAAGATGCCGGTCATCGTTGGAAATATCGCCAAACGGCATATTGAGGATGATTTCCGCAAGGGCGGTTTCACCCATAATGGCTTCCACAAATGGCAGGAGACAGAGCGGCAGAAAAACGGAGGGAAAGGGACGGACTCCCGGTACGGTTCATTGCTTTCCGGCAGAAACCATCTGTCAGGAAGCATTGAATATGCACTGGACAACGGAACCGTTACGGTCTTCACCCGAGTGCCTTATGCCGGTATACACAATCAGGGTGGTATGGTACAAACTACCGTCACTCCAAAAATGCGACGCTTTGCCTGGGCTATGTATTACAAAGCCACCGGTATCAAACGGAAAATGAAACATGGTGGGAAAGTTCGTAAACAACGTGAAGAGAATGCCTCTAAAGAAGCGCTAAACTGGAAACGTCTCGCCCTGACGAAAAAGACTAAGCTTACCGTACGCATTCCCAGGCGCCAGTTCATGCCATCTACACCCGGAACGGAACTGACAAAAAAGATAAGCGATAAGCTACAACAGGAAATTCAAAAGATTATCAATATTTAAAAGCAGCATTATGGAACAACTTTTCAACGACCTTCAACAACAAATAGCCGGCAAGATGGGTGATGTAATTACCCTCATTGACGAAGACTGCGGACAACTGGAAGCACTCACTAACGGAGAGGATCAGTATCCGGTAACATTTCCCTGTGTCCTGATCAGCATTCCTCAAACCGCTTGGGACAATATCAAGAATGGTCTCCAGCACGGAAAGACTATTCTCACAATCCGGTTTGCTTTCGACTGTTATGATGATACTCACTATGGAAGTACGCAGGAGCAGCATGTCACCGAACGTCTCACGCTGGCAAAGCGTTTAAACTCTTATCTGCACGGCTGGCGGTTCGACGGATGTGATACCGTCCTG